GATCAAGTTTGTTGATTGCATTCATCCACTTCTCAAAAGCAGAACGAATGACAAAATCTGTGTCGTTAATAACAGTAATTGTCCATGTTTCAAAAGTTCTGTCACCAGCAACTTTTAAAATACGACCTCTAAATGGAATATCTACTGGAGCAATAGTTGATGCTGGAAGTGCAGCAGCTTTTACTAAAAATCTTGCTTTCTGTAGTACATCATTTGCTATAGCAACAGCATCTGGGAATGCTAGTTCAACCTCAAAGAGATTTGGTCTAGCACCACCACCAGATAGTCTGCTTTTAAAATCACTAATTTTCCTTAGTGGAATAGTGTTTTGTTGTTGACGGGAAGGCATTTTTTAAACCTCTAAATTAATTAAACTTTACCGATTACTTCTTCAAATGAAACGCCAGTTCTGGTGGCAATAAATGTTAGACCAATGAAGTTGATTGACCTTGCAGGCTTAATGTATATATCTGCAATGAACTCATTTGAGTCTATCACAGCAGCAGTGTTATTTGTTTCATCACAAATAACAACATAATCTTGAATTCCTCGTTTAGCCTGAACATCACGGAGGAATGGTTCAACGATATTAACGAAATTCGACCTAGTAATCTCATCGTTGAATTCAAATAACTGATCCTTGGCAGCAGCAGATATTGCATCTTCAAGGTAGATGAATAATCTACGAACATTAATTCTATCAAATGCTGATGACTTGGCAAATCCAGTCTTATCACCAAACAGAATAATTCCTGATCCAGCAGAATGAATTACTGGATTAATTCTATTTGAATATAAAGCATCTCTTTGCAATTTGGTTGGATTGTATGGAAGCTTTACTGCATTTAAAATTGTTCCTCTATCAGTACCCGCTGGTGAGAACCATGGGAAATCATTGATATCAGTTCTTGCACAACATCCAGCAATATCACCATTCAATGGTACATATCTAAATGCATTATTAAATCTATCATACATGTACTTATATCCACTATCAAATACACCATATGTTGTTGATGTTATAGGTGAATAATAAGAAGTTACATTAGATGTGATAGTATCATCATCTAAAACTGTTGGTGCATCTTGTGATGGATTATCAGCTAATATTGCTGCTCTATAAGGTGAAATAAATGCAACAGCATCTTTTCTAAGTTCAGCAACAGCAATTAGTTTTTGAGCAAGTGCTCTAGTTTTATCTTTACCATATTTACCAGATCCCATAAGTAGGAAATCTACATCTACTGTAGTATCATTTTCAAACTTACTATAACCAGTAAGTATATCATCCAATCCAGAATCAAGTGCTCCTGTGGAATTATCTCCTGTAAGAACACTTACTCCACCATAATTTTTACCACCTTTTAATTCTAAATTTTGTGTTCCAGAAGAGTTGAAAATAATATTTTCAGCAGGTTGATCCCATCCACCATCACCAAATTTTGTAAATGATGTACCATCGTATCCAGTTGTTGTAACACCAATAACAGCACCTGTTCCACCATAAATGTACTCTGAATTAGTTTCTAAGTACTTTCTCCAATAAGAAGGAGATCCTACAGAAAATTCTGCATCTTTAGCTTTAGAAAGACTTAAATGTTTCTCAAGAACTGTACCGGGATTTCCTGTAATTTTTCCCTTACCATCAAGTAAAACAACATGAACTTCATCAAATCTAGCTCCTCTTGCAGAACCATAACTTGAAGTTCCTGGTTTATCTGCAACAGTATTCCATTTAACAGTCGTTTCAGTTGTTGCTCCACCAACAGTTGCAGTTGTAGTAACTAAAGTTTGTTGATCAAACCAATCAATAGCTTTATCAACTCCTGCGCTTGCAGATTGAGATGCTGCTCCAACAGCATGGAAATATGCATTTCCTACTTTACCAAATTTATAAACATCACTGTACTCTACTGCTGTTTCTGTACCGTCAGCAGATATATGAGAAATAACTTTAACATCTAATGAAGTGCTACTGAATTTAGTAACAATTCCTTTTAGATGACCATCAATTACAGATGTTCCACCTGCACCAGAAATAACATTATTTGCAGGATCAATTGCTTGAGTAATACCATAACCAACTGTCATTGCACCAATGGCAGCATCAATAGTTACGGTTTGATCTGCTGCACCATCAATGACGGCAACTCTAACACCATCTGCCCAACTTCCTGGATCTTTAGCAACAACTGTTACATTGGTAATAGGATTTTCACCATATCCCAATTCTTCGTAATTTGCATTACTTTGAATTCTAACACTTGCTGCTGTTCCTACAAAAGCATTTTTTAATCCAACACCACTGGTTGAATTAAAATCATCTGCTCTAACAACACTTAATTGTCCACCATAAGCAAGATATGATGAAGCAACTAACCAAGTTTCATAGTGCTTATCTGTATCATATGGTTTACCGAATATACTAACTAATTCGTTCTCACTGGTAATTTGTGTGGGTACATTTACAGGACCTTGTGCAAATGGTCCAACAATACCTCCAATTTTATCGGTAGTTGTATCAACTCTACCGATAGTTAAATCAACTTCCCTTACCAGAATTCCAGGAGATGCTAAATTTAAAGGCATCTTGTTTTTCCTCGCAATCCAAATTTATCTAAAAATATTTATGAAAACAGGGATTTTCGATGGGGAAACAATGCATGAACATCACCAATCTGGATAATTCCAGTCTTGAAATGGTTTACTTTTCTTTCTATTTTCAACAACTCTTCTTACTGTACAAACTTTACATTCATAAGAATATGATGATAACAAATCCTTTCTATTTTTACGAGTCATATAAAATTCATCAATCAAATCCTTTGTTTCTCCACAAACTCTACACTTTCTTTCCGAAAATAATAAATGATCTAACTTGATTTGATCGTCAAATTCCATTAAAGTACTTGAACCACTCCTTTTACATCAGGAATTTCCATCATCAATTTCTTTTCAATACCTTGCTTCAATGTCATAACACTCATAGCACATGTCTCACATGCACCACCAAGTCTTACCTTAACATAACCATCTTCAGTCTCAACATACTGTAAAGACCCACCATCTGCTTCGATGTATGGTAACAGTTCTTCTAAAACTGCAATTATGTTTTCGTCATTTAATTCCATTTTTGTTGCTAGATAATGTTGTCTTTTAAGATATTGATAATAACTATCATTCATTTACATATAATCCCACATATAAGAACGATCACCATATTCATCAACATTCCACCTATCACCATCTTTATCAATAAAACTAGTTTCCTCTAATCCTGTTTCAATAAAACCAAATGGTGCCATATCTTGTTCAATGGCATTTTTTTGCTCTTCATATAACCTTTTACGAATATCATTATCAGTCATTTCTTTAAAATAATCTTGAGCAACTAACCATGCAAATATAACCAGACACATTGCTAAATCATCATTACATCCTTCTTCTGCCTCAAACGAATTATGTTTTTGGGCAAACGTAGTTAACTCTGAAATAATATCATAATCACAAGTTAATATTTTATCATCCTCCAACATAGTTTTTAAATTACTACAACCCAACTTTTTAACTGCTGCAGTCATTCTTACACCAAGTTGTGTTTTCTTGCCTGAAAAACCTTGTCCAACTACTTGACCATTTCTTCCTCTCATAGATGCCATAAGAAGATTTTCATATTCCAAATCAAATTGAAGAATAGTTGCTACCTGATCTCCAATATCATTAACCTCTATTAAAATATATGCTTCATTAAATGCTTTTGCAACATCAAGAATGATGTTTGGGAATAGCATTGGTTTTATTTCATTATTTCTATACTTTCCTACAACTCTATATGGAAATTCAGTAACATCAGCAACAATAAATGCAGAGTAATCATTACCTAAACCCCTTGCCACATCAACAGTTATTACATAATTGTGATCTTTTATTGGTTGTTCATATAAATCCAATCCAGCATTTCTTTGTATTGGTTCTTCATATACTAAATTTCTTAATTTTGAAGCATTAATAAGAGTATTAACAGATCCTAAGAACTCACACTCAAACTCAATTTTAAATTGTTGTTCTGATGTGTTTGCAATAGTTTGTCTCTTCCATTCAGAATCTCTACCAGGAACCTGAGACCAATGAACATCAGTTCC